CAGTGCGTTGTAGACAGTCTCGGTGGCACCCGGCTTCTGCATCCACTTGAACTGCGTGATCTTCATCATCACTTGGTCGCGGAACGACCCGAAGTACCGCGGGACAGCGCTGGGGTTGACCAGCTTGGCTAAGCCAAACGCATCGAGCGGCGACTGCGCCGCTGGTGTACCCGTCATCATCCAGAGCCATGTGTCGTCAGTGATTAGTCGGTTTAGGCATTTCCACCGCTTGCTCTGTGAGTTCTTGTAGTGCGTCGCCTCGTCAACAATGATGAGGTCGAACTTGCCGTTGCGTATCTCTTCCTCGACGATCTCGACGCCATCGAAGTTAATGACGACGAACTCAGCGCCAGCGTTGATGATCTGTTTGCGCTTTTTGGCGTCGCCATGGGCCACGCTTACCGTCCGGTGCATAGCCACCTCGAACAAGTCAGCGCGCCACGCGGAGTCCATAATAGACAGCGGGCAGATAACCAGTGCGCGACGTACCTTGCCTTGCTTCATCAGGAAATCTGCAGCCCAGATAGCCGATGCGGTCTTGCCAGTGCCCTGCTCGTTGAAGCAGAAGGACTTCCTATGCAGCGTGAGAAACTCGGCGGTTGTCCTCTGGTGGTCCATCGGCTTGTACCGGCCCGGCCAGTCGTATCGCCCAGAGATCGGTGAGGGTGCCTTGACCCCCAGACTGCGGAGGGTCTGCACCTCGTCGACGCCCCAGCTTACCGCTACTTCGTGCGGTCCGGTTGCCTTACTCTTAGGGATCGTTTCAGTGACACGTTTTGGATTGCGCAACTTAAGCAGCAGCGCCTTGCCGTTGATGATCTTCATGTTCTCTCCAGTGTTAGTGAGGCACTAACGTTTTTTGGGGCTGCTCAGTGCACCGCCTGCAGCTCTGTTTTTACTCTGGCTTTGCACGGTGTACCCGTCCTTGTTCGTGCCGCCTTTAGAGAGCGGCTTCTTATGCGCGATGTCTTTACCCTCACGCTTATCGGCTTTACCGTTACCGTTGGCATCCTTGCCGGTCTTGTCCATGGCGCGGCGGGCGCGTTGCCGCTCCATTCGATCAGTATGCTCGCCGCGGGACTTCTGCTGTTCGTACTCTTTCTTGTACGGACGGGGCTTCTTTGTATATGGCATCAGTTTGCTCCGTTGTGTGGACACTCTAAAACCGGGCAGTGTTTGCGGCACAGGCCGCTCGGCCTCGGGTTCCATACATCTACATCAAAAGCCTTCTTCATGGCAGCGTGTTTTGCTAGCCACTTGCGCCACAGCTCTTCCTTATTGAACTCAGTGTAGTTTGCTTTGACAAGGTCGTTGGCTACCACAAACAGCAACCCTGCACGGATGCGCTTAACCTGCGGGAAGTGTGCGAACACTGTCAGTGCCATCAACTCCAACTGGCCCTTGTCTGCGTACCGCGCGGACTTCCCAGTCTTGTAGTCAATGATCCATGCAAGGTCGCCATCAAGGATGATGAGGTCGGCGATACCACGGAACCAAACGTCTTTATCAAAGAACCCACACGGAGTTAGGTTTTCAGTAAGTCCCATCTTACGCTCACACAACTTCTCACCTGTGCGGGCTTTGAGTGAGTCGAGCACCTTGGTCACAAAACTGAACTTCGGCGGGATCGGCTTGTCGTCCCGCATGAACTCCTCGGCAGCTTTGTGGAACTCGGAGCCGTAGCGGATTGCTTCGGTCTCCGCGAACGGGAACTGCTTGAGGACGTTCACATGGTAGAACTGCTTGGGGCAGGTCTCGAAAGACTTCAGTTTACTGTAGGACCAAGGCGCTGCGCTCATTCACATTCTCCGTAGCTTTTTGCTGTTCCTGCTTCGCAGTCCACGGGTAGACCAGCGGCCCAGTCCGGAACCCAACGCATTGAGTCTTCGATGTATGCCTTGGCCGCGTCAGTTTCGGCGTCGGGTACGCAGCATACGATAGAGTCATGCACAGTCAACACTACTTTGTATCTCTTGGCAATACGTAACATCTGCTCACCAATGATACAGCGTGCTATGGCTTGGCAGACGTTCTCTACCACCTTGCCGCCGTAGATTTTATTGTCTCCCCTGCGTACCTTATAGTAATACTGCGGGCCTTTTTCTTCCTCGACTGCGAACAGTCCGCTGTAGTACATAGGCAACCCGCTCGGCATAATGAGTGCCTTATTGGCGGGGTCCACTCCGATCACACCAGATTTGCCGAAGGTCACCTTGTCCCCCTGCGCCATGTAACGCAGCATGACCTGCGCTTCTTTCCACAGGTTGCTGATGTTCCAGTTAGCGTCGCGGTAGATGTTGATGACCCGCCGTGCTTCGTCGAGGGGCATGTCAAACCCGAACGTCTTTAGCTGCGCTTGGAACTTGACCGCACCCATGCCGTAGCCCGCACCGAGGATTGTGGTCTTACCAACAAAGCGCTGGTCCTTGGTCACGTCGTCTACCGCTACACCGTAGATTGTTGACGCCATCTTCTTGTAGACGTCTTCTCTGTTAGTGAACGCACTAACAAGGTCTTCCTGCCCAGCCAGCCATGCAAGCACCCGTGCCTCGATCTGTGCGGAGTCGGCCTCAATAACCGTATGCCCTTGGGGCGCGATGATCGCCTTCTTCAACGACTTGGCGTTGGGCCCCCTGCTCGGCAGGTTCTGCAGGTTGATCTTATCGTCGCCACCCCAGCGCCCAGTATGCGCAGCATAGTAACGCACAGGGACAGGTAGCTTGCCGCGCTCGGCGATGCCGATGAACCGCTGCGTCCTTGTCTCTTCTAGCGTGGACTTGGTGCCCATCCGCGCAGACACGAGTGCTTGCACCCGATCGTCATCGTGCTCTAGAAGCGCCTTAAACTCTTCGTCATTCTTGGCAAAGGCGAAGGTCTCCTTGCCCGTCGTGGGGCTTACCTTCATGGGCGGAGCGACGCCTAGCATGTTTAGCATGAGCGCAAACTTCGGGTTCGACATGAGGTCGCTCTTGTCCTCGATGCCTGCATCGACGAGCAGCTTCTCCTTGCGTTCCTGCACCGCTACGAGGTGCGCTTCTAGCTGTGACTTGTTTAGCTCTAGCGTCGGCTCAGTAAACATGCGCAGGGTCAGGTCGATCAGGCGAAGCTCCTTCATCGGGAACTTCTTGGCCATGATCTGAAACAGGCTGTAAGTCAGCTCCACATCGTTGATGCAGTAGTCCCCGTAGGTGCTGAGTTCTTCTGGTAAGAAGTCCAGACGTCGCTTGCCCATGGCCCGCACTACCTCGGTGCCCTTGACGCCTACGCCATAGCGGTCGGCCACAGCCTTGAGGGATGCAGAGGCTTCGACCCCGTGCAGTGCACGCGCCATGTGCATCGTGTCGGCTAGCGCCTTGGGGTGAACGTCGAAGTGCCACGACGCTATGGCACCGTCGAACATGGTGTTGTGCGCCAGCATCATGCTGCCCGCCCAGTCAAACCGCTGCAGATACTTCTTGATCTGCCCCATGGTCCCGCTGGCCCATTCGGGCTCACCGTTGTTTACCTTAACGCTGACGCCAACGACTTCGAACCGCTCGTCGCGGATATACCCTTCGGTCGTCATCTTCGACAGGGAGTAGTCCTTGTCATAATAAGTCTCCATGTCAAGTGTAATCAGGTCCATTTTAGTCCTCCGATATATCTTTATAGGTTTCACGACGAACAAGGAGGCTTATGACGCGTTGGCTGACACCGTATTTTGCGGCTAGGTCCACCTGCCGAGTCCCCCCGGCGTCATATGCCTTGCGTATATCCACCACCTGCGTGGCGGAGAGCTTTGCGTTTGCGTGGCCGCTCCGTGGTTGCACCTTGCGACCCTTTGTGTAGGCGTCGAGCAGGTTGGTGCGCATCGAGCCAAGAAATAGGTGTTTGGGGTTGCAGCACAGCCGGTTGTCGCACTTGTGCAGGACAAACCGTCTGTAGCGCTTTGCCTTTCCTTCGTGCCTAAACCCCATTTGTAAAGCTATACCACCATAGGTCAGGGCATAAGCCACGCGATGTGCTTGCACATTGTGCCCGTGCCACGACAGGTTACCATAACCGCTGCTGGTAGTAGCTCCTTGCCATTCCCAGCACTCGATGCTGGCCCCCTGTCGTACGCGGGACCAAAAGTTTTCGGGAGTGTTTTTCTTGCTCATAGTTACTCATAAACAGTCTACATGCCTATAGTCAAGTGTTATCAGGTCCATTTGTGTTCCCCATATATCGCTGCAGTGAGTGCAGGGTTTTCTTTGCTTGATAGTCGTTGGGCTTCGACGAGTTGTTGCCTATGCAAACAACCCGTCGTCCGTTGTGGTGGAGGAAGTAGTGATCGCGCTTCTTCACTACTTCCCACCCGTCATCCAGCTGCTTAACCGTTTCTCGTATTAGCGGGTGGACTTGCTTCGGTATTGGGTCGGTCATCTGCTTCTCCTTGCATCTCAATCAGCCGCTGCAGGTGGTGCACAGCTTTCTGTATGTCCTGCATCCCGCCTTTGCTTCGCTCACGTGCGAGGTAGGCGATCGCTACACCCTTGTGGTATCCGCGGTACTCTTCTGGTGTGAGCCATGCTTCCATAGCTTCCCAAGGCTGCACAGCCATGTCCTTATAATGCGCGCCGCCGACTTGGTTGTCTAACGCACTCGGTGTTTTGTTAGTGTGCACACTAACCTCCTCTCTCCAGTTGGGCGACGAGATACGGGCCATCGTTTGCTCCGCAAACTCCTCGCTAACGTCACAATTAATTCCTACGTCGTACGCCGTGGCCTGCCGGTTCTTCAGCAGGTATGCCCATACTCTTTCTTCTGTCAGGTTATAGGCCACGTTGTTTTCTCTGCGCATACCAAATTCCAAATTTCCATAGTAGTTTATAGGGTGACCACTTCGGGGCCATGACCAACGCCATGTGGCACCACATCTCAACTTCAAAATACTTCTGTGATTTACTCGATGCCATCTGGCACCGCCTTTGTTAGTGTATCCCTAACATGTTTCATGTTGTCCTCGTTGACTACTAACGCCACCCCGCCGGTTTCGGCGATGTGCTTAAGGTTCTTTTCTTGCAAGGGTGTCGGCTTGTTCTTGCCTGCCTTGCACTCAATCCCGAAGAACGTTCCTCGATAACAGCCCACGATGTCGGGTACGCCGCTGGTACCATAGCCTCCAGTCACGGGGTAGAAGTAGTAAGCACCCATGTCCTTAAGCTGCTGCACCACGACCTTTTTAACTTTAGCTTCCGGCGTCATTGCCATTCGCGGCCCCCTCTGCATGTGCGTCGCGCACCATTTCTGTGATGTATTCGGCCACTGATGCGCAGCCGATTTTGTCCGCCTCAACCGCCAGCCAGTCCAGCTGGTCCGGTGTTAGCCCAAGCAGGATGTCGCTCATAAACCCCAACTTAATCTTACGGTTGGCAAACAGGTATTTTACCCGCTGTCGCGGTGTTGATTTATTCTTGCGTGGCGGGACCATGCCCGCCTTGCGTGCTATGACAACAGCCCGGACAACCTTGGTGTAACCAAATCCTGTGGCTAGTTGTATCGCAGCGTGGCTGTGACCTGCCATGTGCAGTTCAGCAACGCGTCTCGTGTCATCACCCATCATGGCCGTGCAACCGGACGCAGGAAAGGGATGCCTGTATCG